GTTAAACTACAAGCAGCACAGACAATCCTAGACCGTGTTGGTTTAGGTAAACATGATAGAGTAGACGTTAATCATAACGTTAATGGTGGGATATTTATTCTTCCAGAAAAAGAAACTATAAACCTAAAAGCAGAAGATGGAGACTATGAAGATATTTCTGACTGAAATAGAAGCTTATGGTACAACCTTTGCAGGTCCTAACATCGTAGCTTCATCCTATGAAAAAGCAGAGATAGCTGCAGCCCAGAACCATTTGGTTGTTGTGGGTGAGTTAGACAGCATCTATGTAGATGATGAATTAGAAAAAGAATACTTAAACACAATTCCTAAAAAAGAAGATAGGATAGTACACTAATGTTATTAAATAGATTACAGTTTAGAAAAGGTGGTAAAGCTAAATCAAAAGTAAACGAAGCAGGTAACTATACTAAGCCTGGACTACGTAAAAGAATATTTCAACGAATTAAAGCAGGAACTAAAGGTGGTAAAGCAGGTCAGTGGTCTGCACGTAAAGCTCAGATGTTAGCCAAAGCATACAAGAAAGCTGGTGGAGGATACAAGTAATGTCACTGTTAAAGAAAGCTCAAAAGTCATTAGTCGAATGGGGCAAACAGAAATGGAGAACCTCCGATGGTTCTAAAAGTGAAGGTAAAAAAAGATACTTACCTGATAAAGCTTGGGATGCATTGAGTTCTTCAGAGAAAGCTGCAACCAACGCAGCAAAAGCTAAAGGCAATAAAGAAGGTAAACAACATGTACCTCAACCTAAAAAGACTGCAGAAAAGACAGCAAAGTATAGAATGGCTAAAGGTGGTAAAGTAGATGGTAGATTAAAACGAGCAGGAGTAAGTGGTTATAATCAACCCAAGCGTACTCCTAATCACCCTACTAAGTCACACATTGTTGTGGCTAAAGTTGGTGATAAAATTAAAACGATTAGATTTGGTGAGCAAGGAGCTAAGACTGCAGGTAAACCTAAAGCAGGTGAGTCAGCACGTATGAAAGCTAAACGTAAATCATTCAAAGCTAGACACGCTAAGAACATAGCCAAAGGTAAACTCTCAGCAGCTTATTGGGCTGACAAGGTGAAGTGGTAAAGTAATATGGGAAAACAAATAGGTAGTGACGAAAAGCCAGTTTCATTTAGAAACCACGTCTATAAAAAATCAGACAGTAAAGGAGCCAATCCTAGACCCGGATTCTATACACAAGACTATAGAGATAACTGGGATAGAATTTTTGGTAAAAAAAACGCAAAAAAAACATAATGTTTGTTCCTGATAATTATATACGAAGAACTTCTTCAACTATACCTTTTGGTTATGAGGTTGATGAAAACTTCGATGGTTATCTTAAACCTGTAGATAAAGAAATAGAAGTACTTAAAGAAGTAGCTGATTCTGTTTTTCATAATGAAATTAGTTTAGGCATTGGGGTGGATTGGCTTGAAGCTGAAACAGGAAGAAGAATGTCAAGACCCGGATTAAAAAAATACGTAGATAAAATATATGGAAGATTGGGAAAAAAATCCTAAGAATTACTTGACAAACCCTGATGGGAGCTATATACTAAAGAAAGACGGTACACCAAAGCGTAAGCCCGGTAGACCTAAAAATTCAGAGCTTTCAGATTTGCAATTAGCAGTAAGAGCTAAAAACAAATTAACTAAGAAGTCAAAGAAAGTTCAAAAGCTAACAAGAAGTTTAGCAAGAGTCAAGAAAGAACTTGACACTGAAGAAAAAGTTTTAACGTCTAATGTTATTACTAAGTCAGAAAGTAAAGCACTTCCTGATCAGATACAAAAACATTTAGACAGTACAGGTTCTCATGTGGCATTTATGCCTAACGAAGGACCTCAAACAGACTTCTTAGCTGCATCCGAAAAAGATGTTCTTTACGGTGGGGCAGCAGGTGGTGGTAAAAGTTTTGCAATGTTAATAGACCCATTGCGATCTTGTCACATACCAGAGCATAGAGCCTTAATACTTCGTAGGTCTATGCCAGAACTAAGAGAGATTATAGATAAGTCTCGAGAATTGTACCCTAAAGCTTTTAAAGGTGCAAAGTTTAAAGAAGTAGAAAAGCTTTGGCAATTCCCTAGTGGAGCCAAAATAGAATTTGGATTCTTGGAACGTGATGCAGATGTTTATCGTTACCAAGGACAAGCGTACAGTTGGATAGGTTTTGATGAGATAACTCACTTACCTACAGAGTTTGGATGGAACTATTTAGCATCAAGGCTAAGAACCACCAACCCTGAGTTGAAAACTTATTTAAGATGTACAGCTAACCCGGGTGGAGTAGGTGCTGCATGGGTAAAGAAAAGATACGTAGAACCAGCCGAGGAAAACAAAAGCTTTAAAGGTTCAGACGGTCTTACAAGAAAGTTTATACCAGCAAGATTACAGGACAATCCTTTTCTTGCTGAAGATGGTGAATATGAAAGGATGTTGCAATCCTTACCAGCTATACAACGTAAACAGTTGTTGGATGGTAACTGGGATATTTCAGAAGGTGCAGCATTCGCAGAATTTGACCCAGCAATACATGTAATACCACCGTTTGACTTACCGTCATGGTGGGAAAGATTAAAAGGTATTGACTATGGTTACGCTTCTGAAAGTTGTTGTCTCTGGGGTGTTATAGACCCCGAGGATAAGACCCTCATTATATATAGAGAATTATACAGAAAAGGTCTTACCGGTGAAGCACTAGGAGACACTTTGACTCAAATGGAAGAGTCAGAAATAAAATCCATTACTGGTGTCTTAGATACAGCAGCATGGTCAAGGACTGGTTATACTGGTCCTACCATTGGTGAGTTACTGATTCAAAAAGGTCATAAACTTAGAAGAGCTGATAAAAATAGACAAGCTGGTAAGGTTCAAATACATGAGTACTTAAGACCTAACCAGCAAACAGGTAGACCAAGATTGCAAATCTTTAATACGTGTACTAACCTTATTAAAGAACTTCAAGGACTACCTTTGTCGAAGAGTAATCCTGAAGATGTGGATACTCATTCGGCAGACCATGCTTATGATGCTTTAAGGTATATGATCATGAGTAGACCTAGATTAGATCATCCACATGATAGGATGTTAAGAATCAAACAGGATATGTACCGACCTACTGATTCTACATTTGGTTATTAGTAATATATGGCAAACGATAATACATTTTTAAACGCTGATAATATCTATGAAGAAGTAGAAGGTGAAGCTGGAAAAGAGCTTAATCTTGAAATAGAACAAAAAAGTAATCTTATTGGTATTATTAAATCTAGATTTAGTGTAGCTGAAGATGCTAGACGTTCAGATGAAGCACGTTGGTTAAGAGCTTACGAAAACTATAGAGGACTTTACAACAAGTCTATTAAGTTTAGAGACTCTGAGAAGTCTCGTATCTTTGTAAAGATTACTAAAACAAAAGTACTTGCTGCTTTTGGTCAACTTGTTGATGTAATTTTTGGTACAGGTAAATTTCCCATTGGTATTTCTGAAACTAAAATACCTGAAGGTGAATTAGCTAACGCCCACTTAGACACTCAAACAGGTGCACCCGGATTAGAAAGTACTATGGGTGGTGGTGAGTTACCAGACGATATTGGTAACAGAATAGACAACCCATATGATGTTGGATACGAAGGTGACGGTAAAGTTTTAAAACCCGGAGCCACACTTCAAAAAGGAATCTTTGAAGAGTCTTTAGAAGATAAAGTAGAAGATCAATTAGTTGAAGGTTTTAATCCTAATCCACAAGTTTTAGAAATTTCTCCAGCACAAAGAGCTGCAAGGAGAATGGAAAAACTTATCCACGATCAAATTGATGAATCAAAAGGTTCATCAGAAATTAGAAATGCTCTTTTAGAATCTTCTCTACTTGGTACAGGGATTGTAAAAGGACCTTTCAATTTTAATAAGAAACTTCATAAATGGGAAACCGATGAAGATGGTGAAAGAACTTATAACCCGTTAGAAGTTAGAGTACCTAGAATTGAGTTTGTTAGCTGTTGGGATTTTTATCCAGACCCCGGAGCTACTAGTATTGAAGAATGTGAATATGTAATTC